ATTGGAATATACATAAACTCGCTTTGTTGCTATAAGGATCTCTTTTTTCATCCGGGCAGTTGCAATTCACGGCACAAATACTGCAAATACACGGATACCCTTCTGTTGATTCGTCAGTTGCCACCATTTGTAAGTCTAGCAATAATCCATCAATCATTTTGTTCAACCGTTCCACCTCGGCCTCGGCCTTGATTGCCCGCTCGATGGCGTGTGGCCAACCTTCACGGGCGTTCATCACAAAATCTAAATCCTGCGGAAAAATACTAGCCCACTCTGTGTCAACGGGTGTATCATCTAAGCACTTCCACGGCCCCGGTGTGGCCGCATTACAAGTCGCTAAGTCTGCCTCTAAATCCCTCATCTCTCGCCCTCCTTACTCTGCCGGTGTTTTTATATAGGTCTGGCTCGGAGCTATACTATCCTCCCTTATTCGGATTGACTCGTGTGCATACGAGCTGCCAGTATATTTATCTTCGCCCACCGCTAGGATGTAGTCGGCCTTTTTGCCGTTGCCACGCATATCAACACCAGCCTCCTGCAACCGGGCGATTAGTTTATCTATGGCCATCCCGTAATCACTCCTGCTGCTTACGGCGTGTCCTACCGAGGGATCTAATCCGTTCTCCCGACACATAGCGCAGAGTTGCTTAAAAAATCTAGTTTGCTTGACTGTTGGCGTGCGTTTAGCCTGTTGATAGGCACCATACCCAGTACTTCTGGCGCCATAATCTAAATAGCGGCTATGGCTTGCTTTTCTCATTCTTCTCGCCCTCCTGTTTCCGAACATCCGCTACCAACTCGTTGTATTCCTCGACCCAACGGATAGGGATTTCCAAGTCGGCGGTTATATAACGGTTCATGGCTTCTATGATTTGCGTTATCCTGTTGGTCTGCCAAACCCACTTTGGTGCTAATCCTAACGGGGGTAAATCCCTCATCTCTCGCCCTCCTTAAAGTTTTGGACCCCGGCCCCCGGAATCGAACCTGGGGATACCAGCTTGTGCGTCGCTGGCACGGTGCCCAGCCCGCCGGGGATAGTCGCTACTGCTCTATGCCATCCAGTTTTTTATTGATATGGCACAGCCCGCACCAGGTGGCACCCATCACAAACCCCACGCTCAGACTCAGCCAGATGGCAATAATCAAAATAAATATGCTCATCTCATGTACCCCTTCTCCCAGCGCAGCTTAGGTTGGTCATATATAGACTGCCACTCCCGCTCCAAGCCGTCGCTGCCGTTCTTGTCTACCCAACGATTGTGCGGTTTGACTTGCCCCACTACTCTCCACCCGGCACCCCGTAGACTAGCCCCGGTTTCACTCTGTAATGTGTAGGTGATTAGCTTACGACCGCCCATCGCTTGCCACACTCTCCAACAATTTGAGTATAAAAACGATACTGTGCCCTTTGGTGCCTCCGGGCTGGTGCAAGTCCTTAAAACCTCGGCAGTATATCCGTCCATGTATGTTGCCGACAAGGGATTACCCACAATAGCAACCCCTACCATCTGCTCCCCCGTTGTTGCACCTATCGCAAATTTACCCCCGTCCCTTGCTGTTCGGCCATTGTGTCGGTGATAACTGCTCACAAAATCGTTGGCCTCCCGTAGAGTTATTGGTATGACGGTAAGTAGCTTACTCATCAGTCCATGTACCCCTTCCGTTTTAATTTGGCCTCATGCTCGGCCAGGAATTTGGGTATGCTTAGATGACCGTCATAACTCTCGTCCATAATCTGCAGCAGGGTATGCCCGGTCTGTATCAGGTCGAATGCCTCCCGGATGGCGTTGACGTCATCATGGGCGGCCACCGCCTCCTTGATTTCGTCTAACTCCTCCTGGCATTTGACCAACTGGCTCTCCGCCGTCCAGCCGGGCTGGATGGTCAGGGTCGGTAGGTGTATGTCCATTGGTTATGCCTCCTCGATTTTGATGTAGATCCCGGGCCGGGCGGCCCAGAACTTTTCAGTTATCTCACTTGCGACCAGGGCGTCATCGGTCCAGTACCCCAGGTCGGTCATTATATCTTTGAGCATCTTCTGCAGGTTATCGGTATCGGGCTTGGTGATCTTATACTCTCCATCCTGGTGACTGATTCCCTTTGGAAAACACCACTTTGTAATCAGTCGAACCGCCCCGGTATATTTAATTGGCGGAATGTGTCTGGCCAGGTGACCAGTTAGCTTTGACCTTACCGCCTGGAGCTCCTTGGGCTCATATACTATGGGCCGACCGTTCCGTCAGGTGATGTCCTTTTCCTGGTGGGTTTTTGTCGGTGGCCGCATCGCCATAAAGAACTCAGTCATTATTGGATACTTCCTCGAGGTGTTCAGCAATGAATCTTAAATCTTCAACCGCCAATATAATCGCACATAATTCTTGATGCTCAACATATAACGCGCATTGATCTTTAATACATTTACTCTTAGCTATTGGGCAATATTTATCTTCCACTTTTATCCATCTCCTTTTTATTAAATCGCTTTTGTCATGGATCAGGGGAAGAAAGGTTAGGCGGCGTCAGCTTAAGCCGCCTTACTTTCCCCCATGACGTCGTGAGACGCAAGTTGCAAAACCTATACGTAGTATAGGGTTGCGTGCGTCTGTTGCATTCTCGAAAATCCTCGACTTTGCAAACGGATTTTTGCAAGACGCATTTTTCGACTTTGCAACTGTTGCACGCATTGCATTTCTCGACTTTGCAAATTTACGTTTGCATTGCAATCCTCGACTTTGCAACTCATTTTTTACCTACCTCTCCATCAGCAATCCAAAACCCACCATGCTCTTTTATGTGTCTGCGGATTGTATCAGTAGACTTTCCCATGTACTCAGCCATGTTTTTTAATGTGATTTTTCCATCAATACTGCAAGCTTCATAAGCAGTTTCTAATGAATTTTTGCGGTCCTTTTCAATTTGTTTAGGAGTCTTTTTCTTATTAAAATTTCTCTGCCAGGGTGCCTTATCCCCCTCGCTCACCTGGTCCTTTAGTAGGCCGGCATGATCCAGGTGGTGGGTCGGGTAGTCGAACCAGAGGTCTACCGGCTTGAACTTCGGGAACTCACGCAGGGTGCCGTCGATTCTCCACGCTGACCGCTGCTGGACCGCCTCCCGGGTCGAATACACCTCGTTGAGCATGGCCCGATATAAGTCCGCACCTAACAGCTTGTCACAGGCTGCCAGTATCTCTTTTTCACTGCACCGGGCGTCCTGGGATACCTGCTCCTCCCAATTATGCAAGTGCTTACTCAGCCAGGACTCGCAGACCTTACAGACTGCATTGTTCTCCAGCTGCTTACTTAGGTTTTCAGTTAAGTCCAATTCGATGAGGTCCAGCAGTACGTCGGGATCCCGGGCAAACACCCCGGACCCGCTGGCCCGGTCCATCGATCTCTTTTGTCCTTGATTCCCTTTGCTGTGATGATGGCAGTAGATGACCGCGGCCCCGAGCTCAGTGCATACCCGGTCAAATTCATTACAAAACTTGGCCATCTGGTCGGCTGAGTTCTCGTCACCGGTTATGACCTTATATATGGGGTCGATGATGATGGCGATATAATTCCGTTTGGCGGCCCGCCTGATCAGCTTAGGTGCCAACTTATCCATCGGTATGGACTTCCCTCTCAGGTTCCATATGTCTATATTTTTGATATTGTCAGGCTGCCACCCGAGGTCATGGTATACGTCCTTGAAACGGTGCAGGCAGCTGGCCCGGTCGAGCTCCAGGTTGACATACATAACTTTTCCCTTAGCACATGGCCAGCTAAACCAGGGCTGACCCTCAGCGATGGCACAGACCAACTGGATCAGGGCGTATGACTTCCCCGCTTTCGATGGCCCGGCCAGCAGCATTTTGTGACCTTGGCGGAGTATCCCATGGATTAAGGGCGGGCTCAGTTCCGGCAAGTTGTCCCAGACGCTGGCCATCGATTCCGGTTCCGGCAGGTCATCATTGATACCCTCGATCCATTCCTGCCACTCCCGCCAGTCAGCCTTGCCGATATTGGTATCGACTAAAAATTGCTTTTGTCCGTTCCGCATGACGCCTGGCATCCTACTCAACCGGCTCGGGTTGCGGTTCTGGCTGTCTACCTTAAGGCCGTTTTTGCGGCATACATTATATAGGTAGTCCACCCGCTTCCGGTACTCGTCATAGGTGTCTGCATCGATGCGGACGATGGCATGGAGGCTCTTTTTGCCGCTATGCACCAGGCAAGCCACCGGCAACTCCAACTCACGGATGATTGCATTTTGTTTATCGATTTCCATGTCATCGGATTCGACCAGGGCAAATCTAAAGTCTGTAACATTCTCATTCTTGACTCCGGTACCATCCAGCGGGTTGAACCGGATCCAGGCACCGACCTCTGGCTTATAGTCACCGAGCACCGAGCCGAGGTCGCCATTACATTTATTCAACTGCTGGATGAGCTCTCCGGCCGTGCGGTCCCAGCATCCCTTGGTGGGCATATGCTTTCCGTCTTTTTCCCAGCTATCGGTGACATACCCCACGTTCTCCGATGACTCGAAAAGAGTGGATAGATATTTGATTAATTGGTCGGTCGGATTCCAGGTGTCTGGTTCTACCACCTCTTGCTCTTCGACCCAATCCTTGTTGATGATAACCAGTTCGTCCTTATTGCCGATGATGGCATCCCATGCCAACTCCATACCCGGGTCAAACTTATCCGGCACCCAGCCCTGGTCCTTTGCCATTGATACAAGAGTGCCAGCCGTCACTGGATTTACAGAGCCCTGGAAACTACCCCACTTTCGGAAACATTCCCCGGGATGATACCGACCGGGATCTCGCTGAGACCACCGGTCCCAGTCGGAGGCGGTGTGGCCGGCGTCTTTGAGGCACATGCCCACTGCTGTCCACTCGGTATAGTCCAGCATGGCCGGGTCTATATGATCTAATAATTCCAATGCTGTCAGGGTCATTAATTAACCCTCCTACGCGTAATATCGTTCAACCAATTATCCAGGTCATCCAATGCAGCTGTAACCTTAGGTTCCTGAGCCGCCGGCTTGTGTGTGCTCGGGCTTATCCCTCTCGGAATCTTCCATCCGTTCCCCGCGATCCGGTCTATCATCTTCTTGGCATCATCAAACTGCCAGGTGCCCACATGCTGGAATCCTCTCGACTCCAGGAATCGGATCTGCCTCGGGGTGGTAAGCCCCTCGAACCTCCTGGCACTCAGCCGATCCAACAGCTTGTTGGCCTTGCCGGCGTTATCGATCTCATCCGGGAATATCCCTAGTTTTTCGAGCGTTTTCAATTGCTTTTCAGATGGTGGAGCACATTCCCATCCGAAGCTTGGTATGTACCCGGCCAGATCCTCAGCCTGGATGCTCATTTCAAACTGCAGCGGGTCTACCAGCTTACGCTTGCGGTGTTTCATCTCCGCCAGTTGCTTGGCCAGGGCTTCTTCCCGGGCAGCTACCACATCCTCTTTGGCCTGAGCCTCGGCCTCCTCGATGTCAACAGCCAGTTCTGTCTCCTCCATATTGGCTGTCATCTGGTCGGCCACTTCGGGCGACTCACAGATCAGGTGGGCAGGATGGCAGAGCTCATGGCGGGTAGTGTGCCACAGGAAGTCTAGTAAAAGCAGATGGTCCTTGCCGTCATTCAGCCTGGTACCCCGGCCCACCATCTGGCAGTATAAGCTCCGAATCTTGGTAGGTCTGAGCACGACGATGCAATCCACCGATGGACAGTCCCACCCCTCGGTCAGGAGCATAGAATTGCATAACACGTCATACCGCCCAGTGTCAAAGTCCCTTAGCACCTCAGCCCGATCCCCGCTCTCACCATTGACCTCAACTGCACGGAACCCTTTGCTCTGCAGTATGTCTCTAAACTTCTGGCTAGTCTTGATCAGCGGCAGGAATACCACTGTCTTACGGTCGAAACAGTATTTTGTCATCTCATCGGCTATCTGATAGAGGTATGGGTCCAATGCGTTCCCAAGGTCGGATGCCTTGAAGTCTCCGGCCTGTTGGGCTACCCCGGTTAAATCTAGTTTAAGAGGTATAGTCTGGGCCTTGATCTTACACAGGTATCCATCCCGGATAGCCTTAGGCAAAGTGTATTCATAGGCCAGCGACTCGAAATACTGGCCCAGGTTCCGCATATCCCCGCGGTCAGGCGTGGCAGTGACGCCCAGCACCTTAGCCTGGTCGAAGTATCCCAGCACCCGCTGGTAACTGTCGGAGATACAATGGTGGGCCTCGTCTACTATGATGGTATCGAAATAATCCGGGGTGAATCGCTGTAGCCTGGACTCCCTCATAAGTGATTGGACAGATCCGACTGTCACCCGGTACCAGCTATCTAGGCATGTACTCTCAGCTTTTTCGACCGCGCAGCCTAATCCGGTAGCCTTGGCCATCTTATCGGCGGCCTGATTCAGGAGTTCGCCCCGGTGGGCGAGTATTAAAACCCGCTCACCGTCACGGACACAATCCTCCGCCAGCTTGGAAAAGACGATAGTCTTACCGGTGCCGGTGGGCAGGACCAGCAGAGTCTTTGTGACTCCACTGGACCATTGACTCTGGATAGCTTCCTTAGCAGCCGTCTGGTATGGTCTGAGCTCCATACCTAAAAAGCTCCTGGGGTAAAGGTGGGCGGCGCTGCGGGTGTTTCATATTCGTAGAATTTCTGTATTTTATTATTCTTAAATTCTTTGCCATCTTTGCTGCCGATCCATGTATCTATCACGACCTTACACCGGCCCTTGGACCCGACTACCTTGCCCCAGTTCATGGTCATCCGTTCCCCATGCTTACGTTGACCGATGGCATTGAAAAATGCGCATAGGATACCCTCAGTTTTGGTGTGTAAGAATAGATTGTGGTCTAGAGTCGTGGTCCCCTCGGGGCCCGTCAGCCTGATCCTGAGCACCGCCTTATTACAAGCGGGCAGTTTGTCACTGCCAGCATGCCGGCCGCGCTCGAAACTTAATACCTCGAAGTCATAATCCCCTTCAGGTAAAACAGTAAAATCTGGACCGTCGTTCTCGATGGGATCTTCCCACCCTAGTTCTCTGCCAGTTTCTTCCGCCATATTAAATAAATCCTCCTTATAATTTTTAATAGGGTACTACTTCAAGTTCCTTGATCATCCCCAAGACCTGAGTCCAAGCCCCCACTAGTACGCCCGATACGAAGTTGGGGTCATATTTATCTATCGGTGTATCGACCGGGTAATACCCCCGGCTGGCCACCGCCCGCTGGATATCGTTTTCCATGATTTTGTGTTCCTTCATAAGGTCAAATAAAGCTCTGGGTATATTTGTTGGGATAGATATATCCGACCAATCCGCCGGGATCTTCTCCGGAACGGGTTCCGATTGGCTGACCATCTGCTCAAACTGCTGTTTAAGTGTCTCCTGTTGGGGTAGCTCTGGCTTGGTCGGTGGGGGTGCCACCGGTTGCCTAGTCCGAGTGATAATGCAGTGCTTGATCTCATCAAAGTCAAGCGGGATCTCCTCAAGTAGGTCGTGCCTATTCTTGGCGTCCCAGCAAGGGTGGTGGGTGGTGTACATGATCCGCTTGCCGCCCTGGGCCTTCTTTACCCCTTCGACATCGACCACATAGGTTTTATAGTTTGCAAACAGCACCATGTCCGCCCACTCCTTGACCAGCGGGTAGACTTTTTTCTGTAGCTTGAGCTCCCACCTGTCATAGGCTCCCATCTCGTCCGGTTGCTCAAATTTTCGCATGGTAGCGTGGGCCACCAGGACTACGTTGGTCCCCTGGTCCACCAGGTCGCTGAGTTCATTCAGGAACCGGCCGAACTCCTCCCCGAGGTAGGTGAACCCTTTACCGTATCCGAAATCTTCAATGCCCTTCTTCTGGGCCTTGGCACAAATCTCAGCCAATGCCAGTTGCTCCGCCCAGTCGGCGGTGTCAATGACCAGGGTGTCACATGCTGCCGGGTTGGCCTTGAAGTATCGGACCTGCTCCAGCAACATGGTCCAGCTGGATGGCTTGGGGGTCCGGGCCACGTCCATATGTTTGGTGGATCCTTCTGTATCAATAAAGATTGGATTGGGGAATTTGCTGGCAAAATAACTTTTTCCTATACCTTCCGGCCCGTAAACCACGATCTTTTGGGCCCCTTCGATTTTGCCTCTCTGTATCTCCATTAAAATACTCCTTCCGTAAATCTGGGAATCTGAGCAATCCCGGTGTCGATTGTTTTATCTGCGTCCTTGACGTAACCATCTTCGATGATGATCTCGCACTCTGGACCGGTGCTGACCCGGGTCGCTATGGCTTGCAGTCCTTCCTGCTCGAGCCAGGCCCCGAACTCGTTTAAGGTTTCAACATCCATCTGCTCGAGCTTATCCATCAAAACAAAGCCGCACTGGGGATTGAGTTTGCGGACGATGGCCACCGCCACCCGGAGTTGGTCAGATGCCGACATGTTGTCCCACCGATGGCCATTATAGGTCAGCTCACCTTCCACCACTGACAGTCCCGGCATGGGGAGGTTGGCACCATCGAGCAGGGCCGTCTTGGCTTTTCGTACATGCTCCAGTTCGACGGTCAGGGTGTTGTACTGATCGGCATAGTCGAGGGCGTCCGATTCCGCTTTGTCTTTGTCCAGGTTGGCCCGGACCATACGATTGATCTCCTCAATGTTGTTGATGCTGGTCTCCAGTTCAGCGGTCGATTGATCCTGAAGGTCCTGGGCAGATTTGAGAGCGATGGACAGGTCTGAGAGTATGTTGTTTTTCTTGGCAGTCAATTCCCTAAGCTGGTTGTCCACCTGCTCCAGTTGCCGCTCTAATTGGCGCAGGTTATCCCGCTTCCGCTGGTTCTCGCCGTTGGTGGCTAGGATGTCCTGCTGCTGCTTAATGAGTTCCGATGCCGATACTGGTTCCTTGGGGGCATTAGGATAATATGCCTGTTCGGCGGCAAACTTCTTTTTCTGGTCAGCGATCTGGCCGATGGTGGTCCGGCGGTTATAGACCTCCTTCTCCTTCTGCTCTAATTGGTATAGTTGGTCGCCGACGCCGATGATCTGCAGCAGTGTATTGGCCTTATCTTTGTTGTTGGACTGCATGAAGCGGGGCAGGTCAAGCGCCAGCTGCTCCACAAACTCATTGAGTAATTGCTGGCCGCCTTTGTTGCCGTTAGGGTCCAATACCTTGAGGCTGGAGTTCTTGCCGCTCCGCTCGACTACCAGGCCATTGGACATTACTATATGAAGATGTGGCGGAATGACTGACCCCTCACGCTGTGCCTCCGTGGGCCGGTACTTATCTCCGCCCAGGGCCCAAGCGATGGAATCCAGTACCGACGTCTTGCCCTGGTTGTTCCGGCCACCTACTACCGTCAGGCCGTTCGCGGTTGGCTCGATCTTGACCGCCTTGACCCGCTTTACGTTTTCGATTTCCAATTTGTTAATCTTGATACTCAAACCCAATCCTCCTCATCATTATTCCGTGCATCTACAGCACCCCCATGACCTGCTCGGCCATGTCCAGCATCTTTAGCCCTATCCCGGTCATCACGCCGATGACCAAGGCGATAATCAAAGGTAATGGCCCCTGCATTGCAATCCTCCTTACCATGC